GTCTTCTTCTTCTGTGGAAGTGTCTTTCAGGGCTTTACCCCTGTACGCCGTACCATCGCTAAAGATTATAATTTCATCCCATCGATTTAGAATAACACTTGACTCGCCATCAATACCCCCAACCCCAGCCCCTGTTATTGTCAACACGCCGTTGTTAATATTTTTTATTTTAATCCATGCCCCATTAGGTATCCCTCCAATGATAGGCATTGTAAAAGTTATTGGATTAACTGAATTAGCTATCATAGTTTGGAAAAAATCACCGCTTGCAATTACATAATCACTATTCTTCACTAACACCGGAGATTTGGCAATATAGTTATCCAGTAAAGTTCTTGGAGCATAAGACCCCATATCGGAACGGGTCATAAGATTAGACAATTCATTTATGAGAGTATCAATAGAAGTGTCTTCCATTGAATAACCTTTACTCTCCATCATTTGTGCTAAAGCTGCTACCATTGTTGATAGTTGATAAAATAGCTTATTGTGGGCAGATGCTGAAGCAATGCCTGTTGTAGCACCTTGTGCCCTAAAAGAGCTAGCCTGATATATTGAATCAGACTGCATATTGTTTTTAATTGGATCAAATTGTAAAAAATTGGTCATTATAAATCCTCCTTATTTAAAAACCTAATACCCATGCACCTTCATTGTAACCGCCAAATTCTACATTGCTCATATCATATGCAAATTTCCTTCTTTTTGTGACCGCCCAGGCATAGTTTATCTGAACTGCTTGCGGGCGGGGTAGTATCATATCATGCACAATCAAATCTTGAAGCAACTCTGAAATCTCTCCAGATAAACTTAAAGAAATACTCATATCCTGATTATCTCTAATCGTGATTTGTGTTTCGGGGAATATGTCACGCCACTTCTCTTCAATCGTTTTTAATTGTCCGTCCCAATGATTTCTTACTATAGTTGCTTTTATAAGTTTCCTATACACTTCGTCATCCAGTATAGGATTAGAATCATCGGACGGCTGAAAGGGTAATACCCTACTAATGCCAACTATACTTCCAATTATATCTAACTGTTTTCCTACTGCGAAATCCAAATCAAAATGTTCATGAAGTAGAACAGCTATATTTGTAATATCAGCACAATAATCAACAGTATGTTTTAGCCAAGTTTTATAATTTTCTGCCAACTGATATTCTGATGTTAACAATTTAACATACTCAGAAGAAGGCAGATAGTTAGCAGGTGAAAATTCTGGTAGAGTAATTTCACCAGTAATCAATACAGAAACTTCAATCGAAAGTTCCGACTCAAAACCGTTGGTAGTTGTTGTCATTCTGTAGTGATAAGTCCTGCCCGGAATTAAGTTCGGATGAATAAACGGACTCACAACCCCAACGTATCTTGTGCTCTCTTTTGTTACGCCTGCTGTTGTTGAATAGTATAAAGTATAATAATGTGCTCTTTCAACGGGTTCCCATTTTATAGTAGCAGTGCCTTCATTATCTTCTACTTCAATTTCCATCGGCGGAATCGGTAATGTATATGCTGTTATAGCATTACCATAATAAACAGCCCCGCCAATAACGACATAGGCTCGGATTGTGTAAGCTTCTCCTTGGTCTAAAGAAATAAGATTTAGTGAGTAGTTTCCAGAAGCATATGCCCCTTCTGTGTAAACAACAGAATCAAGAACCGTAGGCAAGCCATAGCCTTTCACCCAACAGAATCCTCTTCTCGTAACAAACACTTCAGAGTCAACTAACGTATAGGTAGAATGGGCTGTTATTCTATTTGAAGTGATACCGCTAGGATTATTCGTTATGACATTTGGAGAGTGTATAAATATCCAGCCATCATTCCCGCCACCATCATAACAAGTTTCATCAGCAAAGAAATCTGCACCGCCTGTCGCTGAACTTCCTATGAGAATTGTATTTCTGGCAAGAACTTGTCCTTGAGGCACAACCAAAGCCCATTGGTTACCGCCTTCACCAATCATTGTAATTCTGTATAAAGGATTTATTGATATTCCTTGCAATTCCATTTATATCACTACCTTATAAACATTTATCCTTGTAGCTGTCTGCGAGCCTGTTGAATTCATCGTTATACCATTGCCATCTTTTATATTAAACGTATTTTCGTTAATTCTTATCACATAGTAAATTGTGTTCGTTTTTATTTCATTCGATATCTGCCCTGAATTGACTACAAAATAAACAGGGTCGTCATCTATAAATCCATGACTCGCTAACGTCACAACAGCGGGTTCGGCAGGACAAGATATTGTGCACTGTGGAGCAAGAACCATTGACGGAGTTTCAGGAGAAGGAGCAAATACATACACAGGGTCATCAAAACCGTCACCTACAGTTAAATCAAAAGGTGTCATAGTTATTGGCGGTTCTGCAACAACACCTAACAATGCAGATTCTCCTGTTTGCGACATCAGGTTAGGAGCGATAAGAGCTTTAAATATTTCCATCGGAAACATTATGTGTTGTCCAGGCTGTGTAAAAGAATTCTGGTCGATGATTAGCCAATCATCGGCTGTCGGTATAGCTTCACCGCCAGTCCCGCCTGAACTCAAAGAATAATGTTCTGGGTCATCCGCTCTTCCAGAATTCCCAACCCAATATAATACTCTACTCATGGCGTCACCACATCAGGAATAAATTCATCTACTAATATTCGTCTAATCAAACGAACTTTTCTAACTGTCGCTTTACTATATAAATCCGACCAAGACGATGTTACTGGATTACCCCCTTTTTGATACGTGCCACTAAAAGAATAATCAGTACTAGAATAGTAATCTGTATTTGTGAAAGAGTCTGCTAAATCCATTAAATTTCTCACTCTAGGGAATAAAACCTGCATTTCCATATTAGAAGGAATATACCAATCTGTATAACCTCCTAAATTAGGGCTGCCATTATTTATATCATCACAAAACACACCCATAGGAGATGAAGCCCCTAATGCAATCCAAGATTGTGTATTTGAATATCCATTATACTCATCTGTTATTCCTGTGCTGGCGTTCTTGGTCGTGTGACAAGCTCTATCCACTTCACCTGTTATTGGAGCAACTATAAAACCATACTTTTTATGCGCTGCAGAAGTGCTACCATGCATAGTGCCAGCGTAGTAACCACCACTACCCTTTGTTCCTAAAGGGATATTTCTTAAAGTTAAACTGGGAGAAGTCAATGTGTATGTGACCGTAAGTAAAGTGCCATGAGGTACTGTAATTGGAATAGACAAAACATCTCTTGACATTAAGACAGAAACCCTATTTGCGTCACTTTCATTAAAATTAAGTACGAATACAAGTCCTGCTTCTCTAACAGAGATTGTTCCTCCAGAATTATTATTAAAAATTCTCCTGTGAGTTGTTTTTATATTTTGAGTTATTGGGTCGTATGATTGAGTTCTTGATACAGCTTGGTGATACAATTGTCCGGCACTATTCCCATGATTTATTACACCATACAGATAATAATCAGCGACATGAAAGGGAGTACTTGAAGTTCCCAAGATAATACCTGAAACTATCCCTTCTCCCGCATAATACTCATATGTCCTGTCTATTTCACCACTACGAATTCTATAAGAAGTGTGATTTATAATACTCCCTTCAGTAGTTTGTAAATAAATCTCTGCTACACTCCCTAAATCAATCATAGCCATAGAATATTGAGTATAAAAATTTCGAACCCAAGAATGTCCTTCTTCTGAATACTCTTGAAGAATTTGACCGTTTCCTTCTTGAACGGTCATATCTATCCAAATACTAGGAATATTTAAGTCTGTCTGTAATTTTATCATCATTCAACCTCTGGTATAAAGTTTCTATGTTCTATTCTTCTAACTAAACGCACTCTATGCGGTCTTCCAGACCAGCTCGTTGAAGTGCCTGTGTTGTCCGCTGAATTAAATAACCACGATTTTGGAGCACCACCTGACGACGACCAAAAGGTAGTAAGAGGCGTTCTTTCATCTTCAATAACTGTAGAGTTAAAATCTGTTGCTATCCCTGAATATTCATGCCTTGCAGGTATATACCAATCATCATATCCGCCAAGCTTGCTAGCATTAGCTGCTGCACAGAATGCTCCTATTTGAGAATTTCCAGTCGCAATCAATCTTTGAGTATTATGGTATCCGTAATACAAATCAGAATTATCAGGACCTAATGAGCCACTGTTAATATAAAGTAGAGGAGAACTCAGTCCACCATCTACGGGAGCCAAAACTAGCATATATTTTAAGTGTTGATAATTCCTTCTATTAAATAAATATCCACCACTACCAGCGGTTCCCATAGAGTATAAAGGCTCTTGAGTGACATTTAGTATATTAGGAGATGTTATGGTATAAGTTACTGTTACAAGTGCACCATGAGGAATTATAGTAGAAGAAGACAGAACATCTTTGGTCATCATTAGTATTACACCAGAACTTCCAAAATAATTACTTTTAAGGTATAGGCACACATTAGTTACTGTTATAGGCGAACCAGAATTATTGCTAAACAAACGCTTATAAATTGCAGATACTTGCCATTTTGTGCGTGGGTTATTATCTATAAGAGAAATATATTCTCTGGTAGTATTGTAGTGATGAAGTTGACCCGCTCCGCTTCCATGACCTATAACAGAGGAGCCTCTGTAATCATCAATATCAAACGGCTCGGACCCTGTTCCTAATCTAATCCCATGGCCTTCTCCTATCTGACAAACAAAGCCATACTGGCTAGCTGCTGCCCCACAAGTATGCCTTATATAGCCCGTTCTTCTAATGTTCCCAGTATCATATAAATCTAAACCTTCTGAAGAAAATATAGGAGAATCCGCCATCAGCATTGAATGTAGGTTATAAAAATTCCTGACCCATGAATGTCCCTCTTCAGAAGTTTTCTGTATAATTTCTCCATTTGAATTCTTAACTTCCATATCTATCCATATTTTAGGAATTAACATAATTACTATCCTCCTCATACCATCACTATCTCAATATTAGCTAACACAGACCTAGCAACCTCATTAAACAGAATAATCAAATCATAGTGGTCTTGCGGCGAAGGCACTTTTGAAATTGTTATTGACCAGATTGAGAATTTCGGACGCTTCAGGTTTTCTGTTACTGACATTGCTGCTGCGTAAAGAGCACTAATCGTTACATCAGCCCCAATTTGCAGACTGTTAAGATAATCAACAACCGCCTGCTTGATTGCTTCCGATGTCGCTGTCGTGTAGCCTTCATCTGCATACCCCTCTACTGTTAGAGTGGCATAAATATCTGCATAAATAGGTCTGAAAAATCCTATTGAAGTTATTACTCCAGTAAATGGGTCTACAACATCAACTCTGACATCACCATTAGTATAAACTCCAATTCCTCTATTCTCCCATATCACTTGAGCCACATCTTCATCTTTACCACCTTCAACAACACAGGTAATTGAATGAGGCGGGTTACCATGATGGTCATAATCGTTTGTAGGATTTTCCAGAACATTATATCTTGTCACAGAATCCATGGCAGCAATTGCAGATTGTGTGCCTGTAAGCAAGGTCATCGATGGACGGGACACACTCAACGATTGTCTGAACCTCAATTCCGCATCTGTTTCTCTTCCTCTTCCTTCGATAGCCGCTGTTTTATTTTCAACGCCTAGCCAACCCGCTGTCGGAGTCACTATTGTAGAAATGTCTCCGGGCAAAGCTGATATGACCCCTGGCTTTTCACATATAGCCGTTACATATAATTCTCCAACTTCCGGTTCTCCAGCCTTTGGCACTAACTGAACGATGTTAGGTAATCGCCACCTGTTCCCTGTGTTATCAGCTACAATCCCATTATTTATTATCGTGTCCACTTTCCCTGTAAGGTAAACTTCACAATTAGAATAAGTTTCTGCAATCCGTCTTATACCGTTCATTTTAACAATCTGGTCAAGCCCTGAACCTATCGCAGTCATCGGACCTCGATTGTTGTAAGTCAACTGGACAGATTGCAAGGCATCATATATACGAAGGGCAACAATACTAATCCATTGATAGTCAGCACTATCAGGCTCAAGATAACAGTCTTGTCCATAAATCAATTTATACCCTTCTATCAAATCCTCTCTAATATCATGAAATGAAGGAATATTAAGCCCACTCATGTCAATATAAGGTGGAAAGTAACTCATCTTTGTATTTCTCCTTGATTGGTTATCACCGTTGTTCCATATATTGTGTCTATCGCACAATAAAAATCATAACCTCTTGTTTCATGATTAAACCTTGAATCCATTTCAATAATTCTACGCACCCCTTGAGTAGCAAGAATTGTGTCTTGCAGAATTCTGTCAATCGAAGCCTTCTTTGTTCCTACTATTCCAAGCATCGTCTGCCACAAAGGTATCCCGATAGTTTCATCGTCCCACCACTCACCACGAAATAACTTCAACCTTGTGATAACAGCTTGACCAACAGCTTCGGCATCAGAAATATAATCTTGCTTTCCTCGCCCCATATAAGGCTCATTATTTGCACCTAGTTTTCTGTATCTCATCCTGCAAACACCTTTGAACTGCCGCCTGTGATTGTCCCAGTAGCTCCACCCACAACAACATTATCGCCTATCCTTGCAATCCCATTACCATCAGGACTTCCCAAATTAACCCGCCCTCCGGTTACTGTTACAGTTGAGCCGGTTACATTTACCGCTCCTGTAGAATTCAGATTCAGAGTAGCCTTTGAATCAACATCAATAATTGCGTCAGAACTAATAGCCATAACGCCTGTGCTACTTATATTCATCAGGGACTCAGATTCTATATCCATAACGCCTGTGCTTTTAACATTCATTATCCCTGACGAATCAATATTTATCTGACTATTCGCATTAACATTCACTGTGCTGAAGCTGTTTATATTTATTTCGCCATTTTTCAATTCTATTGAATCCTGGTTTGTCTCGTTCCTGATAACAACAGAATCTGTAGAATAATTAGTTATCACTCTTGTCTGATTCCAAACCCCGCACAACGCAAATGCATCAGACAAATCATGCCTTCGTCCTGACAATTGTTCGTTTTCCTCTCCGCCTCTCTGAAACCAGTCATCTATACAAGTATCTGCAAAACAAACAAGGCACTCATCATTTTCTCTAATCGGCATCGTTATTACAAAATCACCGGCACGAGGCATGAATATAGGCACATCAACAAGCAATGGAATTTTCTTCGATTCTAAATTTCCATCAATAACAATCTTCTCTTTTGTAACAAGCTGAACCGTAACTGTTTGCTTCTCTGAATTAAACGATTTGATAATCCCGGGAGCACAGCAACGAATCTCAAACTTGATTTTATGTATGAGCATATCATACAAGTCTGATTGGTTACCTATTAAAGTCTGAACAGCTATGTTTGACATCTCTACCTCAAATTTGCAGTAGGTTTTGCTCCTGCCCCACCTATACCCGCTATCATGTCAGGATTAACAACGCCCTGAACATTAGTATGCCATGTATTTCCTCTTGTATCGCCTGTATGATTTACGTAAACCACTTTATAAGTCCCTGACGGTTCAAGCAACTGCATGTGCTGACCATACATAACCGGCATTGATTTAATTTCTCCATGCCTTATATTTACCCTTATTGCAGGTATCTTGAACCTAATCCTAGGGTCAAGCAATGTCTGAAATGAAATGCCTTTAGGTATCTGCGTAGGCGTCCCTATCAGTCCTGAATCTGGAGAAACCACAATATCTTTATCAGGCGAAACATCTTGAATCAAATCTGTCATTGTCATTTCACCATCTTGATTTGTCCCTACCTGCAAGCCCCTCACCTGTGCCTCTTCTTTTATTATGCTTCTACCATCTCTAAAAAATACTGAACCTCTTGTTAAAGTTGCTGTGTCACTTTTTAGAGAATTAGAAGTCTTCCATGGCAGTTTCATTTGCTGAGTAATATACTCTATCTTATCTCCACAATTCACTGGTGTTGATAAAGTAGCAAATACAAAACTTGCCTGAACAACTGATATTGAATCAACACAGTGCATAGTAAAAACCCTATCAACAACATTTTCTCTAACATCATAAGCATGCCAAATAAATCCTTGCCATATCAATCCTCTGTTATTTTTATAACCGGCTTCAATAGCAACCCTACCGCCCTCACTAGCAAGCATTTGTATGGTCTTATGATTCATATTATAAACCGATACGTCACCATAACTATATGCTGCCAACGCTGATGTTACATTAAATGTGCACCTCAAAGCCTCATCGCCATAATCAGAAGAAGAAACTACAATAGCATCATTTTCACTGTATTTGTTTGTGTCTGACCACTTACTCCTAGGAATAACTGATATCTTCCATGCTCGGTCAAATAATTTCTTCTTCTCACCAATCAAATGCTGTTACCCCAATACCATTTAAAGTCTGAACTGAAATTCTCATATGTTAAATCATCAAACGACAAGTTAGATATTCCTATAACCGCTGTTGAGCCTATCTTTAAATATTGATACTGTTCAAGCATGTTTTGATAAGGAAGTATTGGCATGCTAGCCAATACAACCTCTTTTTTACTCTTGTCTGTTATGTCGGCAAACCAATACCCCGCCATTCTATTAAAACGTAAATATATTTCAAGCTCCACAAGTTTATTATCAATCTCAACGGTTGTGTTGATTCTCTGATTTGCAATATTCCTAAAATCTAAAACCTGTAGAGCCATGATTTAAAATCCTCAACGTAGCAATAACTAACTAGCCCCGAAATTTATCTACCCATCGCTTCAAGCAAACCACCTACCGCACTATTTTGAAAAGAATCGCTACCTAAACGTTCCTCGGGAATTTCCCCCGCATTAACAACATGCTCCTCTCCTTTGCCACCCTTAACATTAAATCCATGACCTTTTTTCTCCGCCTCCCACGAAACAAGCTTATCCTGATATCCTTTTGAAGGGACATTAGTAGTAATCGGAGGTGAAGCAATGGCGGGGAATCTTGTTTTATCAGTAACACCCACATCTGCAATAAATACCTGCTCAAATGCAATTGTGCATTTCAATGAATATGTCGTATCTTTATCATCTGTGGTGGATATCTGAGTGATAATCATATTCTCATATCTATTCAATCTTGTATTGACAGTCAACGGAATTCCTTTTTTCTGAAGGTCAACAAATGTTCTATAAGCATTTACAGATTTGGAACCTTCTTTTGGATAAACGTGGTTGCTGCTTCCTATATCGGGGAACGAATCAATAGCATATGAATCCATCGCATCGCTCATTCCTATTTCAAGAGTAACTATGGCAGGCATCTGATATGAATGGTCTGCGATAGCTGCTCCAGTTTGGATTGGATGTTTAGTAATCGTTCTTGTAGTTGTGTGCTCTGTCTTTAACACAGCATCAAAGAAGTAATTTATATTGTCTATCGAATTCATAATATAAACCATTGTTATAGATGGGTCACCAACACCTCCTGAACTACCCCAAGCTGAAGGACGATAACCTCTGATTGCTGCCTTTGAAGAAGCATCACTCATCACCCTCATTCTGTTTTCTATCACATCAGAAGGCGGGATATCAAACATCTGACGCAAAGCCCCATACACAGATAATAAAGATGAAGCTCTTTCGATAGGCAAGGACTGTTGAATCTCTTTTGTCTTTCCAACCATCTTTGACTCTAACTCTCTGAGTCTTTCAGAAGGAACAGCTTTTACTTTTTCTCTTTGTTCAGACACCTTTTTGTGATAGTCAATAAGTCTATCTGCAGGAATTTCTACTCCTCTTGAAACACTTTTTGATAAGCTCTTTTCAATCTCAAGCAATCTGTCTGGACTTAAAGGTATATCTGCCATTACGAAACCGCCCTTTGCTCTTGTGCTACCATCACTATGCTCTTCATGAAATCAGTTGGGTCATTAACTCCAGGCAAACTTACATTACCAATGCTTATATTATATGTATCTCCTGCTGAAGGCATGAAGTAGGAAGTCGGTCCCATACTACCTGCACCCATATCATCTACAGTTTTTCCCATCTTGTCTATTGCTTTTTGAACTGAATCATCCTTTATTAAATCTATAAGTTTCATCAAAGGAGCATAATGTTTTTCTCTATATTTATTACGAATTTCATTCAATCTCTCATTCCCAAATATAGACAGACCAGTCTTCAGCACAGCTTTTTCTTTCTGAAACACAGAAAATCTTTTCATGTACGCTTTATACTCATCATAATCTTCACGAGCCGTATTACGAGCCATCAACAAACTTCTTTCAATAATGGAATGTTTTTTAGGATCAATAAATTCAAATCCTTTTTCTTCTAATCTTTTTCTTTCCTTTGCCAAAGCTTCTTCTTCTTCTTTTAATTCTTCCCTATATTCTTTTTCAATTTCTTTTCCTGAACCCATGTAGGAAAAGAATGCCAGTAAAGCACCTGCACCAAGACCTAGAAGTGCGAAACTCTTTGCAGTCATATCGACAAGACTTGCAAATGCTTTCCAAGCAACTTGGTCAAAACCTTCTAGTTTTAAAACTTTATTAAATTTTCCTCCAACCTCACCTAAAACATCTCCTATTCTGCTCAAAGCAATCCATAAAGGACCAAATGAAGTCCATGAATCTTTACCAGCATCTCTAGCTCTTTTAAATGTAGCATAATCATCAAGAAGTATGAATAAAGCTATCAATCCAAGAATAATTGGGCGGAGTGCAACCAAGGCAGGATGCATTGATAAAAATGCAAACGCTGCACCAATAGCCAAGATACCTGTTGCCACTTTAGGTAGAAAATCAACAACTCCTTTAATGATGGCAAAAATCTCTTTTAATATATCCCAAACTACTTTGGCTATATTTATAAACCTACCCAAAAAGGTAGCAATTTTTTCTGTCCATTTTGGCATGTTTTCTACAAGCCATTTATTTATGTTCCTTAACCAATCTCGTATCTTCTTTATCTCACCTCCAAACATTTTACCAAGATGGTATGTAATCCACTCGGTTGCCACACGCATGGTGGTCATAAGTTTTGTAAATTCAAAACCTACGTCTCTAATCAATCTTAATTGAGCACTGGCATCAGCAGGAGTTGCAGCTTGTCCTACCAATCTACGTAACTCATTATATCTTGCAAGAAGTTCAGGATTCCATGCTATCTCTTCAAAGGTAGCCCCCAAAGCTTCCATCGCAATAGTCATTTGCTTTGCAGCTTGAGTAGTCATATGCATGCGCAAAGCAATCTTCTGATACTCCATATCGGCATCAGCGGTTTTATTCATCAACATAACAGTTGAAGTAATAACTGTAGTCAGGACTGATGCAAATGCTGTTGCTGTCCCTGTAAGAATCTTAAACGATTTATTTTGAGACAAAGTATTTAGAGAAGTATTTATATCTTTAAGAGCATCGTTAACTTTCCTCTGAGTAGTATTGTCTACATCAAAGCCAACTTTAACCAAATACTCTTTTAATACATCAGTGACTGCCATTTAATTCCCTCTGCTGTTGCTGATATTCATAAACCCTTCTTTCATTTTCTTTTTTGACCATATTCATTTCATGCCAATCAAGAAGGTCATCATATAAATATGTGCCATCCCAAACTTGATGCTGTTGCCAATCTCCCGCTATCACCGGAGCATAAGCAAACACATCGATATTTACACATTGGATAAAGTCAACTGGGATATCCCTTCCTTGAACATCTCCAATGTGTTTTCGTCGAAAAAACTTTGTGCATTATACCCCAACACCTGAATTGTCAAAGCCATAATCAATGGAGCATTAAATTCCAAATCAGGCACTCCCCATCTTCCGTCTTTCATCATCACCGGCATTGGAGACACAACATTGCCTACTGTCTGAATTTCAGCACAATGAAGCAAACAGTCTTTCTGAATCTCAAAAAATTTCTCTTTACTCATCACAGGTAAATTGCCTTCGGTCGAAAGCCCTTCAATCTGATTACCTAATCCCATAGGCAACACCTGCGTGAGTAAAGTGTAAATAATGTAAGAGCCTGTTTGAGCATCAAACTTGTTTAGTCTGAATTTTCTGTGCTTCCCTTCGCCCACCTTAATCTCTACATCTTTAAATGTCTCCCTCATTATTTTCTCTCCTTTATTAAATTGTCATTAAGCGGTCAGATTTTGAATCTCTGCCGCCCATAATACCCAAGCAATTTTAGCACCTGATGCTGCATAAGCTTTGTCAGGAATTTTGCCAAAGCTGACTCCCTGTGCTACATGGGAAGTCCCGTCATGAATATTTCTTAGCACGATAGTCATCATAGCCCATTTATCTGTAGATTCGGTCATAACAAAGTTGTATAAACCTAACAGATATTTATGCAAAGGAGAAGTCTGTTGACATTCAATTCTGATTTGACCGTTCTCCCCTGCAATTTTTGAAACCATAACCACACCATCTGCTGCAATATCATGTGCCGTCTTTTCCTGCTGCATCGACACCGTTACCGAACCCACTCCCTCACCTGTAAAAAGATACACAGGTGCCTGAGTAAAGAATGGATGCGATATCGCCCCTGCCAAATCTAAAAAACTATATGTTGTATGACTCGCCATTGTTTACACCTCCTCTATCTATTAACCCATACGCCGATTGTGATGCTGTGAACAGCCCCTGCTTCTTTAATGCTTATATAAACAGGCATGGCTTTCCTAGCCTCTCTATCTGCCTGTGACTGAGTATCATAGGATTCAGATTGACACACATACCCTTTAACCAAAGTATCACCATACATAAGGTTAAGAATATTATCGCCTGTCCATCTGCCAGGAGCCAAAAATCCTCTATCAACAGCAAGCTCACAAGCATTATTGCAAGCAGAAATA